CCGGGAATGTCGCAAATGTCTTGCATTTCACTTTGTGGTCGAATCTTGGTGGCGGTCCAGAATCTCTTAGTAATTGGATTGTAGTTGATTCCACGAGAGCAATTGTATCCGTCCACGCACGCTGCAAACCTGTCGGCTTCATAAGCGCGAATAGATCCTTGTAAGTAGCTGTACCGTTTGTTGAGTTGCTCAGCAATGAGCTTTCCAACTCGAAACATATCACTTTCTGCATTAGTTTGTCTGACATTTCTTTCGCGATGATTCCACATAAAATCTGTGTCAAAGTATTTCTCGAGGAGGCACTGTTGAAATACATAGTCAAGTAATACAACGTTGGTAGCTTGTCCATAGGTTAGTTTTGTTATCCCCGTTTTCACTTTAATATTGGTTCCAGTTAAATCTTCATATAATAACCTATTAAACTCACTAAATATTGGTAGGTCATTGATCCACTGTAAATTACTTATATATAGCATTGTTTTATAAACTCTGATATCTTCATCACTCATTTTAACTGCTTTTCTTGACCAGGGTGTAAAAGTTAGGAATCGATCCAATTGTCTGGTTATAGCGAAATTACCATAAGATAATTCAACTGTTGATGTGCTACAAAAATCGACGTCATTAATGGTACCTATTTTGAGGTATTTTGATATTTGTCCTAATCCATGTACACCTGTTTTTTTATCTATAAAAACTTTAGCATAAGCTTCCATAAGCTTGCTTTCGTCTATTATTGAGTGTATGAATACTACTGAGTCATCACCTTTACATATTAGATCATATAGGTTTTTAGGAGTTTTTGCTACATGCTCGACTACTTAACTATTATATATAGCCATCTTTAATGTGTTCATTAATGTTGTATCACATGATCCGCTAAATGTTTTACCTCTTTGCTTAATTGTCCCAACTGTTTCTTTCATCATGAACTTACCTACTTTTGTTCTCCTAATCATCTTAATGGTCCTCCATTCAGGTTTTGCATAGAAATCCCATGTTTTATGATCTACGTGTTTGATATAAGGTTTGACGGTATCGTAAACAAAATGATCTATTAATGCTTTTAACTCGTAATGTTGACATCGATCAAATCCTGCTCCATCTAATTGGATTGTTTTAAGGAACCCTCTATCATGCATATCATTGTAATGTTTTCCGAGTTGGTCCCAATTTTTGCCTCCACAGTAACCTTTGAAATTTTTAGCCATAATACCTTCAAGTGCATAAGTGACGGGGCCTAACACGTATTTATGCGCTGGTTGGGGGCTGCAAATACATCGGTTTTTAGGGGCTTTCCAACGGGTGTTGACTACGTCCCATTCTTTAACTTGTTTTTCTGATTTCACAAACATCTCATAAGAGTTATCTAAGGGTATGTTATTTGTTATTATAAATGGGTTTATTTCTTTCTGCTGTTTTGCTGTTAAATGCTCATACCAATCTTCCATGTTATAATCAAATTGCTCTAACATTCTTCTCAATTCGGGATATATAACTTCAATTAACCATTTCTTAAAGTCTGCTAACACTAGTGGGTCTGGGTATGCTACTTCAGTTGCTTGTCTTTTAACAGCACAAAAATTTGTCGCATCACATGCGTGGTAAATGATAGGTGGTGGTGCATCTATCAATGTAGGGCAAATTTGTTTTAAACCTGGTTTTTCTAGGTGACAACGCATTTTAACCAATTCTTCCATTGTTAAAATAATTGGGTAAGGTAAATTCCATTTAGTGTCTCTATCTAAATTTCCGCTGACATCCGTGTAATTATCTTCTGACACGCACGATGTGTTTACTATCTTGTATTGAAATTCTATAGTTGATCTAATAACTGATATTACAGTTCTTTTGAAAAATTTCATCAATATGTATATTAGTATAAATGTTAGCAACGTACCTATCGTCATGTAACCTCCAGTGATACCTCCTGTATGCGCATTTCCTACTGGTATTAACGGTTGTGTTAAGACATCATCTACTCTGGATAATCCGTAACTAGTCACCTGCTTTGCTGTGTCAAAGCCATAGTAAAATAGTCCGGAAGTTGCTGATGCTATAACATTAACTCCGTGTTTTGTCTGGATAAACGTTAATATTAAAACTACGCCTAAAATCATTAGCATGAATGTAAGTGCTGCATAGCCTAGCT